TCAGCAAATTCTACTACTGGATCTGATTCACCGTAAGTTACTGGTGATAAGTAATTTTTTTTACCTAAATCATAATGAAAAAATAATTCCAAGAATGGATTATCTTTATCGTGCTGATAAGGTACTATTCTAACTTGGTTTGAACCTGGTTTAGGTTTCCACAAGTTATCTGTTCTTTTTGTTTGTGATTGTAAGTTATTTAACTTACGACGGATTGCTTCTAAGTCAATTGCCATTTTAATTCTCCTTTAATTGTTAATAGTTAATTTAATATAATAAAAATAATTCATACTATAAAACTTTTTTAAAAGTTTTTTCATAGTATTTTTTAATGGCTAGTTCTTTTGCCTTTGCTTCGACAACGACATCAATATCTAGTCCATAATCGTTAATTTCTTTTGTAATATAATCTGAATGCGCTTGTTCTTTTATTTTACTAAAGTCTTTGTGCATTCCGGCAAGCGTTGGAAAGTCTTGCATTTGCTCGATTGATATGTTACTGTTTTTGCATATTTGCTCGATGATAAGCTTTTGTTCGTTACGCCTTGATTCGGAATAATGAGTACAAGGTTTTACGCTACCCCATGTTGAAGCTGCTAGTTTAAGAGCTTCTTCTTCAGTCATGCCGCCTGTACAAAATTTATGATGAAAATAATCAAATACAATAGGTATACCAACAACTTTGTATACTCCATCGTATAAGTCTTTTACAGAATACATATTACCTTTATCGTCGTTTTCGACAGTTAGACGTGCTTGTGCTGAAGATTGTAAGCGTTTAAAGTTTTTGCAAAATCTATCTAGCGCAGATGCTTTATCTCCATAAGCGCCGCCGACATGAATATTGATTTTTGCCATACGTGACTTTGGCAAACCCATAAGATCCATAATCTGTGCAGCTTTATCTAGTTCGTTAATCGCACTGTCTACAACTTTTGGTGTTGGAGAAGCTAGTACACAAAACTGTCCTGGATGGAATGATAGGCGTTGACCATATTGTTTAGATAAATTGCCGACCTGTTTTAGTAGTTTACATAGTTCATCATAACGAGGCAAGTCTTTAAATTCATATTCAGACATCCACGGATAAATATCGCTAGACATACGATAAACTTTAATGCCATTGTCTTCGTTCCACTGTACAATTTTTATAAGATCTTTAGTATTTTCAATACATATTTCTGAAACATAATCTAGGCCTTTTGCATCAAATGTGCGCCTGATCATTGATCGACCTGTGTAAATTTTTTCTTTTCTTAGTTGCATGTTAATGCAAGCGTATCCTAGTTGTTTTGCCATAATTTAATTTTATATAGTAATATAATCATTTTATTTTAAATAAAAAAATTCTGAGTTAAAAGTTATTAACATTATTTCCAAAATAATTGTACACATATAATTCCAGCTGCCAAAATAAGAGAAGTTAAAGTTTTTAAAGATATACCTTCTCCCATAAAAATCCAAGTTAAAATCGCATAAGAGCTTATACCTAGTGCAAATCCTAAGAATCTTCCAGGCCATAATAGTCCGTCAAAATGTTCAAAAGCATACTTTGTTGCAAATATAAATGCATAAGATATTGATGTACCGCCTACTATGGATAAAAATAAAGGATTTTTTTGGAACCATGGCCATAGAAATTGACCATTAGTTTGAAACCAGATTGTTGTTTGCCCAAACAAGAAAAGCAGGACACAAAGCGTTAATTTACTCATATTTCAATTGCCATTAGTTAATTAGTTAATTGTTATTTAATATAAATATAATAAAAATATTCCAAATAAAAAAATCTGGAGTGAATTATTTTATTATTTTTTTGAAAGTTTTTTTAGTTCAGATTTTATTAAGTCCGTTAAAAGTTCTTTAAATTTTTCTTCGTCTTTATCCCTTCTATCTAAGTGAGCATCAGGATCTATTGGTACAGTAGGATTAGCAGTATGTTTTTTTCCAATAGGCGTAGTATATTGTTGACTCAATGATTCAAAAATATCTTTTTTAGCCTTACCAGTCATAACTTTTCTAGCTACCATTTTATCAGCTATAGATAATTCACCATCATCTTCAAAGTATTTCCAATGCGCTACCTTAGTGCCTTTTTTAAAGCCGTAATGAATATTGTTTTTTTCGTCATGAACTATAGTGTATTTTGGATTTAACTTTAAGTAGTTTTTTTGAAAATCTTTCCAGCGATACCCAATAATTTTTTCCTTGTCTAATAATGCCATTTTATTTCTTTACCTTAATGTAAATTATTTCTTGAACTTCAGTATCTATTCTGCGTAATCCTGAGTCGTTTGTTAAAAGTATACTGTCTCTGTAGTTTTCCCAATCTAATTGGTACGTTGTATCTAATACACCATTATTTACTATTTTAATACATTCGTTTAATGCATTAATAGTGTAAAGGGTATTTGTTTGTTTTTTCCTATGTAAAGATATGGTGTCTTGAAGTATTTTATTATCAACGCTTGCATCAATATTATATGTACACATTAATTCTCTAACATCAGTAGAGTTTTTAAGAATAAATACCTTGTTATACAAAATATCGTAAGCGTCTATTATCTTATCAATAGTTTTTGATAAAATTTTAGTATTAGTAAACGTACATAGTAATTGTGTTCGCATTATTTATATACCTCTTTCGTTGCTGTATCTAGATTTTTTGCTAGTTCAGGGTGCAATTTCATTTCAAACTTAATGGTTCCACCTCCATAACCTCTTCCGTCTTGTCGTATTACTATATTTGCTACCTTTACAGTTTTATTTCCTAAATCATCAATATTATATACCAAATATGGTTCACCTTTTTCAGATTTTTTTACACTAAGATTTTCTTTTAATTTATCAAAATCGTCAGTTCCAAATATTACCTTCATTGTTTCTTTATCTAACGACATATCTCCAATGGCCATAGTTTCTTCGCCTTCTGAAACAGCTTTTAAAGGAAATTCTTCCTTAATATTTTTTATTAATCCTTCTCTAACTTTAGGGTTATTGTTTAATTGGTTTATGGCATCTTCTTGCATTTTTCTATGTTCTACATCATCTGCTTTTAAATACGCTATTGCTTTATCATTGCCACCATCAGCTTCTGCTTTAATTGCTTTTAATATAGCTTTAGATTTGCCTCTACTACCTTTTCCAGATTCTGTTGCACTTATTTCAGATTCTAATTTTTGTTGTATTGATTGTGGTAAAATATCTTTTGCACCTGCTACTAATCTTGAACGTTCATTTTTAGAATATTCTTTAGGATCTGTTGCAGTACCTCTTAACTCTGGATCCCAGTTATTTACCATGTCTCCTAGTCCTGAATTTAAAAAGTTTATATTTTTATCTTTTTTTAGTGATACTTCATCAAGTATTTCTTCGCCATTAGATTTTTTAATTTTTAAGTACATATCAGTAGAAAAGCCTTTATTTTTTTTATAGTCAGACAATCCCATAGCTTCTACTTCTCCTTCAGCATCCCATGCACTTCCAATGATTTCAGCGCCTTCACCATATTGTTTTTTAACCCTGTCTAATATGGCTTTTCTTGATTTTCTTGTTGCTGCTATCCAACTTTTAGTAATAATTCTTGTTCCTTCTTTTTTAAGCTTTGGATTATTTTCAAGTTGAGACTGTTCATGTTTTTCTAAAGATGTTGCAAACTCTTCAAATTCTGCATCAGTCATTGCAGAACCTACCATTGTCATAAGCTCTCCTCCTTGCGCACTAATTTGTCCTGCACCGCCTGGAAGGTCTGAAAAGTATTTCCAATTTGACGTTTGTTTGTTTGCTTGCGTATTCATCATACGTTCTATGGCTTTAATATATCTTTTTGGAAACTTAGGGTTTTTTGTTATGCTTTCAGGCACTGTGTATGGAGGAGGGATTGAATTTGCTTCGTTTTTCTTTTTAAAATCCTCGTCTCCTGTAGGAGAAGTATCTAATTCTTTACTAAATTCTTTAGTTTCTGATGGATTACCTATTGTAAGAGTTTTATTTTTTCCAGATATTTCTCTTTTTGGTTGCCCACTAGAAACTTTGTCTTTTGGAGTTTCTTTTTCTTTATCATCTTTTCGTATGAAGTCTCCATCTTTAGCAGATAGTGCTTGGCTATCTTCTGGTTTTTCTTTTTTATCGTCTTGGTCTACTTGAACTAATTTTCCATCAACATTTTTATATGACACAAAGTCATCTTGCTCTTTGCCATAGCCTTTGCCTTTCCAAACTAAACCTAGCTTTTTTGCTTTTTCTTTTTCTTTATCATCTAAAGGGGTTTCTTCAGAATTAGGATTTTCTAAAAGTTGATTAATATATTCTGATATAAATTGCTCAGAATATTTCATAGATCTAAAAACATCTGCCAATACTTCAAGGTGGTTTCTGTTTGCTGGATCAGGCATTCCATTATTTACCTTATATGCCCATTCTCGAACAAGTCTGTCTATTAGTGCTTTCATATATTAACCTCATTCTATAAATATCAACAAAAACGGTCAGAAACATCATTTAGTTCACCATAATTTACGCCATAGCTAATTTTTGTTGGATATTCCATAGCCTTTTTTATTTGTAAAATTAACTCTTTTCCATCCTTAGGGTCAAAATCAAATGTAAAACTATCATATGTATAAAGTATAAGTTTAGAATTATAACCTTTTAAAACTTTAATAACTTCTGCCATTGCTTCTGAACTGGCTTCAGTTTCCATTGATTGAATATAATAGTTAAATAACTTTTGTGGGGACATATCACCTAAAGTAGACATCTCGACCTTTCTATTATATAAATATGTTTTAAAATGTTTTTTATTCAACCAGGACTTCCAAAAATCAAAAATAAAATCATTTACTGCATTAAAAAATGGAATTGCTAAAAACTCCTTTGGCACGCCTCCATACAATATTCTAAAACTTATTTCTTTTGACTCTTTATATTGTTTAGGTGTAAGATTATTTGTATCAAAGTATTGTTTTCCTAAATATTCGTGAATACTTCCAGTTGGTAATTTATACCCAATAGCATTAGCTATTAATCTTAAATGGTACGCATCGTAATCTAATTCTAATATTCCTCCATTTTTAAATCTACTTATATATTTGTTTCTAGTTCCGTCAGACTTATTTAACGCAGCAAAATTTACTTTATTAAATTTATTACTTGGTCTGCCTGTTAATGTATATGGATTATAGTAGCAATTGTGAAAACCATTAGATGTGTAAAGCCCTGAAGATTCTATTTCAAATAAATTGTTTAGTAATACCGTATTAAACTTTATGTATGCTTTAGAATTTAGTATTTTGTCGTCTATTACATCAAGAATTACTTTAACTAAATTATCACAATATTCTAAGTGTTTTAATATTGGAACTATTCCGTTTAAATTTTTTCTTTTCCAATGGATTTGGTAAATTTGTTCATGTGCTGTAGTTGATGTAATTTCTAAATGCTTTCCATGGGCATGATAAGATAATGCGTTGCAATCATATGTTTTAGTCTTTTTAAAAATATGCATAAATTCTTTTGAGTCTGCTACATATATTTTATCAAGTGTATTAATTACACTCATAACTTCTTTAAGTGTAAATGTTTTTAATGCTTCACTATGGTCTATAGGAATATAATATTTTTGTAAATTATTTAATAAGAATATATAAATTCCAGATAAGTTATACTTACTAGGGTGAGATCTGTGATCTAAGGGTATAGGTATTACTATACCGCTTGATGCAGAGCATATTTGCACCAGTTCATTAAATTTTGTTGAATTCTCTATAACCATTTATAGGTATAATATAATAAAAATACTTGATATAGAAAAATTTACTGTAAAGAATTATATATTTTAGCAGACGTTTGTAAAATTTTTTCTTCTTCTGTTTTTTCCATGGATCCAAATATTGTTTGGCTTAATGGTAAAAGATATTTGTGAGGTTTGTTTGTATGGTATCTTCCAACCATTGGCCTATTTTCGTGAATATGGTAATACCCTATATATTCGTCTCCATTGTCATATGTTAACTGGTCTCCAGGAGAATATAATGCTGATTGCTCTGTTGGATTTGCATATTCTAAGGAGTCTATAATATAATTTTCTATTCCAGGCATAGTATCCATTGCTTGAGATAATGAATTATTATTTGTAGGTATTATTCCAGGTTCAATTATTGCTCCTGCATATATTTTATTAAATATCGGACCAGATATTTTCCATTCTAATTCTAAAACTGAATATAGTTTGTGGTGGGGAGTTTTTTGTTTTTTAACTTCTTTATAAGTTTGCTTATCAATTTCAAATATTACCTGATTAGATAATTGTTTTGCAAAATACCTAATAAAAAAACCTGAGTCTTCATCTTTTTCAGTTATTATTGGAGAGCTATCTACTACGCCATTAAATTTTTTAGCGTATTTACTATTAAGCTTATTATACACAAAAACATTTTTGTCTCTTATTATTCTTTGAAGCTTTTTATCTCCAGCTCTAGGAGTTTCACCTGCAAAAGCAGAACCATTTTTAAAATAATATGGACCAACATAAGTATTTAGCTGTTGAGTTTTGTCAATTTTATTTGATACCTGAAACAGTCCGCCTCTAGTATAAAGTCCTAATTGTATCTCGTTTTGCCTTTTTATTTTCATAATTTTTATCCATGCTCTACTAGCTGTTTCTGGTGTTATGTACAGCTCTAAAATCGTTTAGTAAAATAAAATATATTTTTCTAGCCAAGTTAGGATAGCCGTTTGAATGGTATTCTAATTGTTTAAATTTTGGATCCATTATACTAGATATTAGATCTTGTAAACCTGATTCATCATGGCTAAAAGAATTAGTCATAATTGCAATTCTTTGAGCACCACTTTTAGCTGTAAGTATTTGAAAAGGTTTAATTGGACCTAGAATACGTTTTTTACCGTCTTTTATTATCTCGTGTTTATCTAGTTCAACCCTATATTGATTATCCCTTGGTTGTTGTATTAGTCTAACTTTAAATGTTCTTTCGGCTAAACTATATTTATCAACAAAAAAAGCTTCTCCTAAAGAAGCCGTGTTTCCGCCTCCATAAACAAAATTACCATTAAATAATATCATATCAGGGGTACCTGGACCGTCAGGTACATCAATGTGTCTTTCTTCAACTGGCTCTTCTTCTGGTTCTGGTTCTGGTTCAACTATTGGTTCTTCTTCAGGTTCTGGTTCAGCTATTGGTTGCTCCTCTATTGGGGGAGGAGGTGGTGGAGGTGGAGGGGTTTGTCTAATTCCAGGTTGAGCTTCTTCTTCTATTGGGGCTGGCGCAGGAAATCCAGTTGACCCAATTGCTCCAGAATTACCTCGCATAACTGTTCCTATAGATGTTGTCCAACCTGTTAAGTCTATGGTATGGTCGATTCCTATTGTTGTAAAGTATACTCCTCTATATCTTTCAGGTAAGTACGAAACAGATAAAGGTAAACCCCATTTTATTCCTGATATTCCATCAATTGATAGCGATAGTTCTATTGGCAATACAGCATTTAAAGCTTTTAAGTTTATTGGTACTTTTGATCCTCCATCAGAAGTACCTGCTTCACCTGCTACTAGTAATTCTATTTTCTTTTTTGTAGAAGTATTTGCAGCTTCTACACTTTCTACTCCTACATTTTCAGCTAATTCTTTTCTAGCCTCTAAATATGTTGCAATTATACTTTTAATTTGTTCGTCTTTAGATATTGGACCATTTTGATCGTTACTACAACATTCTTCATCTTTTTTAAGAGCATCTATCATTTTGATATTTTGATAGTCCATATCTACAACTTGAGCATTCCAAAAACTAAACTCTCCTGCCGATCCATCATCTCCCATATCATGAGAATCTTTTTGCCTATTTGTACCATACATTACTTGAGCTGCAATTTTTCCTGATAGTTTTGTTTCAACATTAATAGATCTTACAACAGATTCAGGGCCCATAGATGGAAACACAATAACTTTTTCTTTTTCATCTTCATCAACAGTTCCACTTTCTACTATTCTAAGTATTGCCGGGTTATCTGGATCTTCTACTACTTGCATATCAAATTGATTTGCGCACGCCGAAGAAACATCATCTAATATTTTTTGAATATATTCTGCTACAGTATCTGCTTCATCTAAAGATTTTTCAAGATGCCTTACGTTTAGTAATACGGAACTTAGTACTCCAGTTAATGAATCTTCACCATATTTAAACTTTAATCCTCCTTCAACGGCTTCGTCTAACGCCTTTAACGATCCTGCGTTCACATTATTATCTGACATCGCCCAAGCTATTCCTCCAGCAATTAACGCTAATCCTCCAGTAACTATTGCTACAGGTGCTCCTATTCCAGTAACACCGGCTACAGCTGAGGTTGTTGCTAAACCTGCAGCGGCAGCGGCAAATGCATCTCGATATTCATGGGATCCATCTTCATAATCTCTCCAATGTTCTTGCCCTGGTAAAAGACAAACTCCTGGATCAGAAGATATTAAATCATTTGCAAAGTTTGGTATTAATGTTCCTCTACTATCCAATACACCTATACCGTTATTACTTCTAGCAACTAAAAACTTAGCTTGAGTAGAATTTTTAAATGATGGCCATATTTTATTTATCCAATGTTTTTTATTATCTTCTATATCAGAAGTTATAGCTGGGTCGGCATCTTTTTCCTTTGTTCCAGTATTTGGGTTAAGTTTTGGAAATAGTAAATTATTTATAACTTTTTCTTCAAAAAAGTCAAAAGTTATATAATAATCTTCGTCCGCATTAAATGCTTGCTCATCTGATTCTTTATCTTCTTCTTCGTCTGAAACATCTTTATCAAACTTTATAGCTGTTCCTGCAAATACTGGGCTGCCGTTTATTCCGTTAACTTTATATGCTTCTCCTGTTTCAAGAGTTTCATATAAAAAAGAAAAAATTGTTTTTGGATTTGGTCTTTTTGTATCGGCAATTCCATTTTCGTTTTCTTTATCATCTGCGTCTAAACATCCGTTTGAAACAGAAGATGTTTTAGTTGGAGATTCTAATAAAATATTACCCATTGAAGTAAGTTCAACCATACAATCAAACCCACCAACCTCATTAACTGACCAACTAAAATTAGAAACTTTACCTTTTGCAGCGTCATAACAAAAACTTGCAGACTTACTAAGTTGTCTAACTTTTTTATAAAAATCTGACATAGATCCAAGCATTCCGCCTTTTCCTAATGGCATTTTTTCAGAAACTCTTGAACCATTTGGTTTTGTTGTCCAACCCCATTCAACACATTGAAATGTTCCTAAACTCATATAAAGAGCTTCATGGGCTTTTAATTGTTCTAATGACCAACATTGAAAATTATATTGTATTTTTCTAAGAGCTCCTTGAGATCCTGTGTCCTTTATTGTTAAAGAAGTAATTCCTGGAAAAGGTTCGTTTCTATTGTTTAAATCATAAGAACTTTTCAATCCTCTTAAGTTTCCACTAAATAATTGAAATTTTTCTCTTAATGTTGAATTTCCGTTTATTTTTACATTTGACGTAACCCGTATAAATGGCTGTCTTCCGTGAGTCCACGCTTGATAACCATTAGGTATTACTTTGATTCTTTCACCTAAAGCTTTTGCCAAAGAATCTGGCCATTTTCTTGCCAAAAAACTACCTGCCATTATATAACCCTATTCTGTATTTTCTCATTAAATTCATTTATTGCTTTATCAGTATCCATTGGTATTCTTATTTGCTTTCCAGTTGGTACTGCTAAAGTTCCTTTTCCTATTCCATTTGCTTCAGCTATTATCCACCATAAAGATACATCGTTATAGTATTCATAAGCCAATTGATCTAATCTGTCGCCTAATCTTGCTCTAATATAAATGTCGTCAACTGATCTTTCAATTTTAGGATATATTATTGACGAGTAAAAAGTAATAGAAGTATTTTTATCTTTTATTTTTTTATTGTTATTGTATCTATCCATTACCAAGTCTCCAACTATTATTTGTTATTGCTGCAAATGTATCTGTTGCGCTACTATGAACCCTATCTGTAGTTTCTCCTCCAACATTAGCCTTGCTAAATAATACTTTACCTGAAACAGAACAATCTACATAAAATGGAAGTTGTCTTCCTTCATCAATATCCCATGGGCCATTTTCTACAGGCGTCATTGAAAAATTTTCAACTATAAATGGATTATCTACCCACCAGTCTCCAATAGTTAGTTTTATTAAAGGTCCTACAGGTAGTCCGCTTTTAATTTCTGGAGAAATAATTTGAATAAATCTATTTAGTCTTTTATAATTTGCTTCCATTTCTGATCTAGACATAGAGTATAATTTAAAGCTAAACGATGCATCTCTTTCTATTTGTTGAAATAAGTATGTTGGTGTTGTTCTACCAACGTAACCAATATCTTGAAATCCTATATTATATGCGTCAGTTATTCCAGAAAGAAAAGCTCTAAATTGCAAAAATTCTTCTTCTTGGCCAGGCCTTTTACTACTAAATCTAAAATTTATGAAATCTTCAAATTGATCAGCATATTCAGCTGATTCTGCATTTATTTGTTGAAAGGTTCTGCCTTCATTATTTACTACAGTATCG